ATAAAACAACAAAACAAAGAATACAGAGAAAACAACAAGGAAAAGATTCGAGCAGGCAAAATAAGATATCGAGAAACTCATAAAGAAAAAATAAAAGAATATCACAGCAGAAAAGAAACAAAAGAGCGCATTAATGCGTATAACAACAAATACATAAAAGAACGATATAGGAAAGATGAAGTCTATCGATACAAACTTGTTATAAGAGCAAATATTTTAGCAAGCGTTAAACAGCACAAGTTTATCCAAAAAGGAAATCTTGAAAAAATAATTGGTTGTGATATAGATTGTTTTATAAATTACCTGAGAAACACATATCAGGACAACTACGGTAAAACGCTTACTGACAATGATAATGTTCAAATCGATCATATAATACCTTTGGCAACTGCTGAAACAATAGACGAAGTTAATAAACTATGTTATTATACTAATTTGCAATTACTAAAAACACATGATAATCAAGTAAAAGGGCAAAAAATAAATTGGAAAATCAACAGTGAGAGTAGGTGAAGGGATGAAAACGAAACCGACAAAGTTTAAGAGTGCAAAACAGTTAATCGAATTATGGCAGGAGTTTTGTGACGAAATTGTTGAAGCTGAGTTTTATACAATTCCTTCTCAAACATCTTTCTGCAAATGGTTAACTGTTCACTATGAAGGCGCAGACAGAAAAACAATTTACAACAGTTTGAATAAGATTTTCCCCGATATCAAAAAGGACTTTGAAGCTATTAGAGCAGATGTGATTGCAGAAGGTTCAATGCTCGGCAAATATCAACCTACAATGAGCATCTTTGCTCTTAAGAACTGGTGTAAGTGGACAGACAAGCAGGAAGTGACAACAGCCAACATTGACGATCAGACACGAAACGAGGTGAACAGCCTTGTCGAATCAATCAATGACTACGAAGCTGACGAGAACGAAAGCGATTGAAGTATTATGTAACTATCCTTTCAAATTCGGGCATAGCGTAGGATTTACACTGTTGACTGAACTGCATAACAAATGGATAAAAGAAATGGTATTCGGCAAGGATGATAAAACGTTACAGGCACATCGTGGAAGTTATAAGACCACAGCCGTATCAATCGCCCTTGCAATTATCATTATTCTTTATCCGAATCATAAGACAATGTTTATGCGAAAGTCTGATGATGATGTTAAGGAGATCATTGCACAGGTCAAGAAGATACTTGAAAATCCAGTCACACAGCAGATTGTATTTGCAATATACGGTGTTGAACTGAAAATAATCAAATCAAGCGCAGTTGAATTAACTACGAATCTGACGAATGACCCGAGAGGAACGGCGCAGTTAGTCGGTAAAGGTTCAAAAGGTTCTCTGACAGGTAAACACTTTGATAGGATATTTACTGATGATATCGTAAATGTTCAGGATAGAGTGTCAAAAGCTGAAAGAGAACGCACAAAGACGGTCTATCAGGAATTGCAGAACATCAAGAACAGGGGCGGCAGAATCTTCAACACTGGTACACCGTGGCACGTTGAGGATTGTTTCTGTCTGATGCCGAATCCGAAGAAGTACGACTGTTATACAACAGGGCTGATTACATCACAGGAACTCGCAGAACTTAAAGAGCGGATGTTATCCTCACTCTTTGCAGCCAACTATGAGTTGAAGCATATAGCAGCTGAGGATATAATCTTTAAAGATCCTGTTATCGGCGGAGAGCAAACACTTGTATATCAGGCTCGTTTTGTCCACATTGATGCAGCTTATGAAGACAACAAGGACTATACAGCATTGACTATCTGCCGAAAGATAAACGGCAAATACTACGTTTACGGCAGATTATGGCATAAGGCGGTAGACAATGTTAAGACTGAGATAATAGCGATTAGACAAAAATTCTGTGCAGGTGGCTTTTACTGTGAAAAGAACGCAGATAAGGGAATGCTTGCAAAGATGCTGAAACTCGAAGGAGAACGAGCGAACACATACCATGAAAGTGAAAACAAGTATATGAAGATCGTCACATACTTGAAATGGGAGTGGTCGAACGTTATATTTGTTGATGGTACTGACAAAGAATACATACAGCAGATATGCGACTATAACGAATTTGCAGAGCATGATGATGCTCCGGATAGTTTAGCAAGCTATATCCGCAAGTTGTATGGCGGTGTTCAGTATCAAGCCATTTTGTGATAATATGGGATTTTTATGAAAGAGGGTGTTTGAAATGCTTACACACAACGATTTACTCAAATGCGGTGATGATGATACAAAGCGTATAGCCTTTATTGAGCAGGCTATAAACGACTTTAAGCGGTCGGATGCATACAAAACGGCTGATATAGCTATGAAGTATTACCGCAAGGAGAATCCCGATATTGAAGCAGTTGAAAAGGTTATCTATGATATGAAAGGCATAGCACATCAGGACTTGATAAGCCCGAACGCAAAGCTGAGATGTTGCTATTTCCCGAATATCCTCAATGAATCCTGCGCCCATCTGCTTACAAATGGTATAGGATTCAACAATGAAGATAACAAGGCTCTACTCGGTGAGGATTTCGATGATACACTCAAAGAAATCTATACCGATGCTCTTATATGCGGTGCTTCATACGGCTATTACGGAGAATCAGACGGAGAAAAAACGGTCTTGAATCTCAAATTCTTGAACACTATCCCGATTCTTGACGATTACACAGGCAGACCGAAAGACTATATCTATTTTACACAGATAGATACAGATAAACCGCTTTGTGTGTCTCTCTTTGAACCAGATGGATACACCGAATACATACAAGAAGAATCCGAAGCTATGAAGATAAGCAAGGAGAAAACACCTTACAGCTATTCGGCAACATGGAACGATGTTGAGGGAGTATACAGCACATCGGATGAATCAACTGAGATCCCGATTTATCCGCTTTATAACATCAACAACGAATCAATGATTGTCGGTGTTCGTGAGGACTTAGCTGCACTTGACCTCATGGCTTCACAGCTTGTCAACAACGTTTCACAGGCTGAATTGGTGTACTGGGTATTGAAGAACTACGGCGGCATGGATGATATTGCGGATGCTAATTTTATTGTTAATCTGATAAAATCACACGTTATTCATGTTGATGATGATGGTTCAGCTGAACCGCATCAGATAACAGTACCGTTTGAAGCTAACAATGCGGCATATAACCGCATAAAGCAGATAATCTTTGATAATCTTTGCGGAGTAAATCATGAAACCTTAGAAGCAGGCAACCTCACAGCGACAGCGATAGCGGCGGCATACAGCAAGCAGAGGAACTATTCTGCTATGATGGAATCCAGAGTGTTCAAGTTCCTTCGTGGAATCCTTAAAATCGCAGGAGTTACCGAACGTGAACGCTTTACGGTAGAATACTATGAGACTATCAACGCAACAGAAGCTATTCAGAATAGCATAATGTCAGCTCCTTACCTCGGAGATACCGAAACCACAAAGAGACTTGCAATTCTTAACGGCTCGGGAGAACGTATCGAAGAAATCATGAAAGAAAAAGCAGCTGAACAGATTATGCAGTTCAGCAGCGCACAGGATAACGCTGATGGCGGTTCTGATGGCTTAGAGGTATAATTATGCCCCTGAGAGATAGAACGGCAAATAAAAGCTTTTAAGGCGGTGATACAATGCCGAAACCAGACCCTGCACACAAGGAAACTGACAAGATACTCCGTGATATGGAGAAACGCCTTGATGAAGTGTACAAACAAGCATACCGTGAAGCAAGACAAACCGCTGATGATTTTATGAAGTCCTTCCGAGAGATGGATAAAAAGAAACGTCAGCAAGTGAAAGACGGCGAACTTGACAAAGCCGAATATGAGCGATGGAGAAGAACACAGGTATTTCAGGGGAACAGATATCATCAAATGGCTGATACTCTTGCAGCTGATATGACACACACAAACCAGATAGCGGCATCTGTGATAAACGGTTATCTCCCCGAAGTATATGCTGTGAATCATAACTATGGCACTTATGAGATCGAAAAAGGTAGCAAGATAAACACACAGTACACGATGTACGATAAGCAGACAGTTGAACGGCTTATCCGTGATAATCCCGATCTACTCCCCCGAAAAGCGGCTGTAAATGTGCCGAAAGACCAGTTATGGAACAAGAAGCACATCAACTCAGCTATAACACAGGGTATTTTGCAAGGTGAATCCATAGATAAGATATCACAGAGACTTGCGGCAACAGTAACGGATATGTCGCATACATCGGCTATTCGTAACGCCCGAACAATGACAACATCAGCACAGAACGGCGGCAGAATTGACAGTTATAAACGTGCTGAGGGTATGGGAATAAAGATGCTTCAAGTCTGGATGGCAACGCTCGATTCACGAACCAGACACGAACACAGACAGCTTGACGGACAGAAACGAAAAATCGGAGAGCCGTTTGAGGTCGAGGGAGAAAAGATATTCTTCCCGGGTGACCCTGCCGCAGAACCATATTTAACGTATAACTGCCGCTGCACTCTCGTTGGTGAAGTCGAGGGAGTTGACTATAACTTATCGGACGTATCACAGAGAGATAATAAACTCGGTGATATGACCTATGAGGAATGGAAAGAAGAAAAGCGGAAACAGGATGATGCTGAACCGCCTGCTCCGAAGAACGAGCCGAAACCAAAGGCAGAGGATAAGCCTGCCGAGGTTGAAGTGCCTGCTCCTACGGTCGAGAAACCTGATGCGGTGGATGAACCGATACCGCAGAGAGAAGAATTTAAGCCTGCAAGCACGATTGAAGAAGCAGAGCAGTTTATCATGCAGTATATGGACTTTGACCAATTCGGAGCATTACGTGAGGTAAGCTATAAAGGCATTGCTCTTGATGCGGCAAATGAGATAAATGCAACGATATCACGGCTTTATAATGAATTCAACGTTGATAAATTCGGCGGTATTGTAGCACCTGCAAAGAATACCAAACTCGGCAAGGCTATTGATGAAGCTGTTGCAGGCTATATGCCAATGAGAAATAGCTTTGTTCTCAACAAATCCGCTTTGAAGTCGGTTAAAATAGCCGAAAAGGGCTTTGCAGAAGAAAACAAGCTGATGAAGGATATGCTTGAACATCCTGAGAAATATGACTTTAGTAAAATGTCAAGGGTGGCAAGAACAGTGATAGAGAATTCAAAGATAAGCGGTCGAGGAACAGTCCCCGACAATATAACCGAAGCTTTAACTCATGAATTCGGTCACGCTCTTGAAAAGCAAGTCAAAAAACATGAATTATGGGATAAAGTCGAAAATGATATGCAGACATATGCTCCTAAAATCTCAGGATATGCAACAACACAAAAGGGTGAGTATATCGCTGAAAGCTTTGCATCGTGGCAAAAGGGCGAGAAATTTGCAGACCCGAACCTTATCAAGATTTTTGAAAGTCTGAGAAGGAAGTGATAATATGGATGATAAGAAAAAAGAATCTGAGCAAGCAAAAGACCTTGATGAAGTAACCGCAGACAATTTCTTTATTGCAACACAGGCATTAAAGGAGATGACTGAGGATAAAAAGGACGGTGATTAAATGCCCGACATAGATATTCAGATAACCGATAACAGCGGTGAGATACTCAGAGCATTGGAAGAAAAGAAGAAAGCGGCATTGACTGGAATCGGCATACAGGCTGAGGGCTTTGCGAAGCGGTCAACCCCTGTTGACTTGGGAACGCTCCGAAACAGCATGACACACGCTGTCAGGGGCGATGATGTTTACATCGGATCAAATATCCCGTATGCAGGGTTCGTTGAGTTAGGAACGGGTATCTATGCATCAGACGGAAAAGGCAGAAAGTCTCCATGGGGCTATTATGACCGAAACGGTAAATATCACGTTACAAGAGGACAAAAGCCACATCATATGCTGAAAAAAGCCGCATCCGAACACACAGAAGAATACAAGCGCATAATTGAAGCTATTATGAAGCGTTAAATTATACGAAAAGTATTGACAAATCGAAAGTCAGGTGTTATAATATGGACAAATACAGAATTACTCCCGAACAGCTTGAAAGAATCCATGCCGCTCTTGATAAAGGGCACAGAATTGAACTTATCCCCTTAAAGGATAACATCAAGATCATGGATATCAGGCGAGAAGAACTGAAAAAACCGAAGAACAAGCAGTAATGAAAGTATTACTGGAATGCCGAGCGTGGTTGATTATATCAACTGCGCTCTTTTTTGTTATATACGCTCAGAATCGGGTAATTACCGATAACGAGCATCCATATTATCACCTGACTATAAGCGTTTAGTCAGAAGGTCAAAGAGGTTGACGATCCCATCGTTGACCTCTTTTTGCATATAAGCGGTAAAGTAAATCCGCTGAATATAAATACCGAACGGCGAGGAACAGCCGACAAAGTAACGGAGGTATAAGAAAAAACAGTGGCAAACTGGAAAGAAATTAAAGGGTACGAAGAAATGTACCTTATAAGCGATGAGGGCGAAATCATATCACTTCCACGTATTGTTAAAAACGGACAAGGGCAATATCAAACAAAAGAAAAAACGTTGAAACAAGGTAAACGTGGTAGAGATGGTTCAAAGTACGCATTTGTTATTTTGAATAAAAACGGAGTGTCTAAGCATTATTCTGTTCATAGGCTTGTCGCAGAAGCTTTTGTGGATAATCCAAATAATTATCCCAAAGTAAATCATAAAGATGAAAACCCATTGAACAACAATGTGTCAAATCTTGAATGGTGCGATAGGCAATACAACATAGAATATAGCAAAAATAAGGCGGTTCAGCAATTTTCAGTAGATGGTGAATTAATAGCTGAATACAAAAGTATTTCTTACGCATCAGCTATCACAGGCATTAGTCGTACTGCGATTAATAACGTTCTGAAAGAATGGAGTTATACAGCAGGCGGTTATATATGGAAATATTCAAATAACAAAAGGAGTGATGACTTATCGCATTCACAAGGAAAGCACTGAAAGCAATGGGTTTAACAGATGAGCAGATAGATTCTATCATTGAACTGCACACTGAAAGCACAGATGCAATCAAGGCGGACAGAGACAAGTACAAGGAAGATGCAGAAAAGCTGTCCGATGTACAGAGACAGCTTGATGAAGCAAATTCCAAAATCTCAGCCGCTGAAAAGGACGATTACAAAGGAAAGTATGAATCCGAAAAGGCTGCACATGACAAGCTGAAAGCAGATATTGCAACAAAAGAAACTGCTGCAAACAGGCTTAAAAGCTTTAAGGACGAAGCGAAAAAAAGAGGATACAGTGATAATGCTATTAAACATTATCTTGATAGCAAAGCACATGATCCTATGGAACGCATCAAGTATGATGATGAAGGCAAAGCAACGAACTTTGACGATGTATTCAAGGGGCTTGATGAAGCGTTCCCTGAGCTTAAGGTAAATGTAACGAAGGTTACACACACACCAAACGTCCCGAATCAGACAGCAACAGGCGGCGAAAAGAAAACAACATCAAGAGCAGCGCAGATATGGGAAAAGACTATGAAGTCTATGTATGGCGATAACGCTGTAAATTCTGCGGATGCAAACAACAATAACTCATCAGGAAAGGAGAGTTAATATGTCGTTTATTAAGACACCAACAACAGGCAAGGCTTATGCTCCCGGCTATTTCCTTGCAAAAGATGATGAAAACTGCGTAAGAGAGACACGCACTATACTTGCATCAGGCGGCACAACAGCAGGCGGCGGCAAGTATGTTCCTATGGGTACAATTTACCCTGCAAATAACTCAACAGCAGAGGGAATTCTTTATGAAGATGTAGACGTTACAACAGGCGATATGCCCGGCTCAGTAGTAACTAAAGGTATCGTATATGAGGATAAACTCCCTGTACAGCTTGACAGCGATGCTAAGACAGCACTTATTGCAAAGGGATTCAAGTTCATTGCTACATCTCCTGAGGTTGTAAGACCTAAGTGGACAAACGATGCAACACTTGCAGAGATCACAGTAACATCAACTGAGGGTGCGGCAAGCGGAAAAACACATCTTGAAGTATCAGGCTATACACCAACAGCAGGTGAAAGCTATTATTACAAGGTGGGTAATGCTACAACAGCACCTTCCGTAACATACGGTCTTCCACTTGATAATACATGGTCTGCATTTACAGACGATACCGATTACACAGTAACAGATACTTACAAGGTAACTGTTGCATCTGTAGACAGCACAGGTGCTGTAGTAGCAGCTGGTTCTGCTACTGCTGACACAAAGGCTTAATGAAAGGAGAGTAAAGTTATGACTTGGGAAAATGGTATTTTCGGTATGGTCGGCAAAGAGGACTGGCTGAGTGTTCCTTTCACTCCCCCTGTTCTTGCA